TGATCCTCCGTGAAGGTCGTTTTGTCATGACCGGACCATTCTAAGCCACTGTTGTTGCCATAGCAAAAAGCAACTGGTCTCCCGAAGTCATGGCTGCAGCACTAGCAGGATTACGCTCGCACTAGCCGTAACCATTGCTGACCGCGCGCCCAGTCCCTCCAACGCCTGTTCACCAGTTCGCTGTCGGCAAGGATGGCTGAAACGGCTTGTGCGGGCCGTCCATAGCTTCCGTGGATGCGCCTGCCCAGAAGCAGCGCCGCGTCATGCAGCCCTTCAGGCGGCAGCGCAACTGTGTCTGTAGAGGCGTTGATTGGCGGAACGCGCCCGCCGTATTCGATCAATACCTTTGTGGCAGTGCGCGGTGGTTGCCAGACCGTCACCAGAATGCTGCCGTCAACCTGCCGTTCCTGATGCCACTTGGTGATGATCCCCAGTCCCGTGGTTCGCACCACATCCGCAGTCGGTCCCATGCGCGTTTCACGATTGACATTCTGGCTGACATCGCCGCACCAGATCGATTTGACCGCGACGGCATCGGCTTGCACCAAGTAGGATGTGTTCGCGGTGCCAATCGAGAAAGACGACACCTGACCATTGACGCCTGCCGGTATCGTTGCGGTAATTCGGAACATCAGATATTGCGCCGCGCCGTCGACATGCTCCGACCGCAACAGCTTGTTTAAAACGATAGCGTTATTTGCAAGATCAACCGGTGTCGGGCTTTCGGTCTGATCCAGAATGCCGTACAACCGCATTGCATCCGTGATGACTTCCGCAGCGGTGACCATCGATCAAATTCCCTTCTGAACCGCCCACGGTGGCGCAACAAGCTGGTTGCCCGATGCAGGTTCTTCGCCAACCTTCTGCAGTTCATCCGCTGCATTGGGCGGCAACACCGTACGAACGGAATTCGACGGCACAAAAGTACCATCGTAATTGGCCGGGTTGATCTTAGTTGCCACGACAGGCGACTGGTTGGTTTGCTGGCTCTGGTAGCTGGTGAAGTCCGTTGCACCCTTGGTCTGGTAATGCATGTGCAGGTACGCATTCAATCGCGTGGCATCATCCGGTGCCATCTTCATTTCGTTGCCTGACCAGATGGTATCCAGCCCCCAGCGCACCGGCAGCGGTTCGGGCGGTGGCTCAATCGAGCGATCAGGCGTCACCTGAAAATCTAGTACCGGTGGCCACGGATCGAAGCACGGCTTGACCGGTCTGCCCGATGACTTCGTGCAGACAAGCAAACCGCTCAATCGCTCCCTTGCTAAACTCTCGTGACGCACACGCGCGCCGCATCTGCTACAAGCCCCCCATAATTTAAAACGACCAAAGCGTGGTTTGTCGTGTCGCATGCTGCCACCTTAACAAAAAAGCCACCGGGGTGTGTGACCCGGTGGCTGAACCTGAGTAAGACGGGTGGGGCTAGAAGAACCCTACTCAGGCTATTGGTTATCTGCACCGGGCGAGACGAACACGCTACGCCAGTCGATGATGGATGCCGAACAGCGGAACCAGATTGCCATCAGGCTGGCTTGGTTCGACCAATTGCTGTCTTCGCGTGTCTCAAGACCGGAGCGTTCCCAGAACGTGAAGCCTTCACCGTTGTCCATGTCCTGAATGCTGGTCTGCACAAAATAGTTGTCCTTGTCGACCAGATACGGCGTTTCGACAACTTCCGGCAGCGCGCCGGTCGCACGCAGCACGTTGATGTTGTTGGTCTGCGCATTCCACTGCAGCGGCGAACCGAGAATGCGGCGGGTCTCCGGTCCCTGTTCCGGCGAAAGGATAACGCGCTTGGGGAGACCGTTGATCAAGAAGCCGCGACCATTGCGCAGGTAACCGATTTGAATGACGGCGTTCTCGAAAGTAAGTTCTGAAACGTTGGCTGAGACCAGCAGGTTTGACTGCAGACCGGATGCGGTGGGATGCGATGCCGAACCCAGTGGCTGATTGTCGGCACGAAGTCCATTGACGGCATCGACGGCAACCTGCAGCGGTGCGTGGGCGATATATTCTTCGGTCTGTCGCGCCGAGTAGGCCAGTTCCTTGAGCATGCGCGCGGCGACATCTTCGTAAAGATTATCGTCTTTTGCTTCACGCGATATCGCGACACCAAGACCGTACGACGCGTGCGTAACCTGTGTGCGGTACCCTTCAGATGGGAAGTCGAATTCGACGGGTGCCAGTTCCGGTTGTTGAACTGCGAGACCGAGACCCGCACGCTCCGTCATGAATTCTTCGAAAGCTTTTTCCGATGTCTTGCTGTCGAAAAATTCCGTATAGATGGGCCGCAACCGTTCATAGTCCATGCCGAACAACGCGTAGAGACCGGGCCAATATTGCGAAGGCATTAAGCTGCGATCTATGACTTGAATGGTCGCCTCCTATTTGACTTATTACTGGCCACGTGTTGATAAGTTGCCAGTACCCTAAATTTTTCGGAGCTTACACCTTGCAACATCAAAATGTCAAAACCTGTTCTACGTAAACGGGAGCCTAAGCCATGCAGTATTTCGACAGCCCCGAACTAAACTTGGACCTGCAAAATCCTGAAGAATTCAAGAACATCGCAGAGCGGCTGGACGAAACGGAACGGCATCAACTTGCCCAGCACATCATCGAACTGGTGAAAATCGATGAAAGCAGCATGAACGAGTGGCTGGGCAAGGCCGAAGGCTACTTGGACAAGGCCGTTTCCGATACCAATGACGCGATGCCGCAAAATCGCGAACAACAAGGCAGCGCCGAAGACACCACCGCATCGTCAACCGAAATCATGATGTCGGCTGCCATCCAGTTCACGGCACGCCTGACCGGTGCAATCCTGAGCGAACCCGACTTGGTGAAAGCCAGCGAACCCGGTGGCGAACAGCTTGCCGACTGGATGTCATCGCAATTGCGCACGGTCGACCCGGATTGGGTGAACGACACGGACCCGCTGGCCTTCCACATGTCCGTTACTGGGTTAGCATGGCGCAAGCGATGGTTTGACGACCACGACCAGATTTTTCGCACGACGTGGCTGCCCTGCAAAGATGTCATCATTAACGCTAACGCAAAATCATTGACGCGCGTCCCTCGCATCACCCACAAAATCCAGAAGTATCCATACGAAATCATCCGGTCCATCGAAATGAAGCACTGGGTCGAATATGACCCACGCTTTGACGATATCGACCCGGAAGACTTGCAGGATTTTTACGAAGTTGACATGGGGCTTGACCTTGATGGCGACGGACAAGATGAACCGTGGGCAATAACGCTATCGCTTGATGACATCCCAACTGTCGTCAAGATCACGCCACGCTGGTCGAAGAAAACCGTGGTCGACAATGACGAATACCTGATTTTCCGTCCAACGCGCCGCTACTACGCCTATCGCATGATCCCGGACCCGAAAGGCGGTTTTTTCCCGTACGGTTTCGGCTGGCTGCTTGAACGCATCGAAATGACAGCGGACCGGTTGCTGGCTTCGATTGAAGATACCGCAAAATCATCTGCAGAGAATGGCGGCATTGCCGCTATCGGTGGCGTTGGTCTGCCGGACAAGATCGAACTAAAAGGCAACCGGCTGACGACCATCAACACGGACGGTCGACCAGTTGGCGATGTGATATCGATGTTCCCGGTCAGAGATGTTTCGCCGGGGTCCGTGCAGATACTCGACAAGATACTGACGCTGGGGGACCGTTTGGTGGGTACCCTGAACATGCTGGAAAACGCCCCGGCATCGATGACAGCCACCATGGCGCGCGGCATCATCGACAGTGGCGCACAGGTAACCGGCGCAGCGCACCGTCGCTTCATTGGCGAGATGACGGAAGAAATGCGCGCCTTTGGTCGACTGGCTGGCGACATGGACCAGTTGCCGCCCGGTGTCGATGCCGATGGACCGATAGCGGTATCGGCTGACGCAACGATGTCCACCGAACTGCATCGCAGTGCGACGGCGCAGGTTTATCATGACATGCTGCAAATGCCGATGGTGTTCGATCCGAACGAAGCTGGCTTGCGTTTTGGCCAGACGTTGCGATTGCCGAACCCGGACAAGCTGGTCAAGCTGATGCCGCCGCCACAAATCCCAGAAGCCGCCAAAGCCGAAATTGCATTGAAGGCAGACAAAAACGAGATTGACAAAATCAAGGCCAAAGGCGATGTCATTCTTAAAATCGCGCAGGCTATCCAAGCACTGTCGCAAGCCGGTATCAATGCGCAGAATGCCCAGCTTGTCGCAGTTGAAGTTGATAAGCTCAATCAAGCGATAGCGGAATTGCAGCCGAATGACGCACCTGCCGCCAGCGGAAACCCACAGCAACCGCCGCCTGCTGCCAACGGTCTCGGAGGTGCAGGAAGCCCAGCGGGTGCTGGTGGCGCTCCGCCAATGGGTGGAGGTGCGCCGGGACCGGCTGGTGGCGGACTTCCTCCATGGCCGCCTAATGGACCCAATACAGCAAGGCCGAGCAACGGAGCGGGAGCAAATCCACAAATTACTTTCCCTCCCGGCGCAAGCCTTCATTGAAGAACTCAGGAAAGATTTACCATGAACCTGTTCGGGTACGAGATACCGCACGAACACATGAAATGCATCGCGGACAAGATCAAAGTCCAGATGCCGTACCCACCGCGTAAAATCGGCAGCATCCTGACGCCCGATAGCTGGCGTGAAATCTCGCAGCACAGCCACCAGATGGGCGTCGTACGCGATGCCGGTCCGCTGGCCTTCATCTACAAGGACGGTGATGGAAAATCGGAAAAGCACAAGATCGAACCCGGTGACTGGGTGATGTTCAAGTGGGGTGCCGGGACATCGTTTAATCCCGGTCAGGGCATTGTCGTGTCGGGCGGTTGGCGGTATCTTTCATCCTTCAATGATCTTGTTGCGTACTGCGAAGCCAAGTACATGCCAGACCCGGCAACGATGTGCTGGGACGACACTGGTGATTTCGACATGGAGACCGTCCAGAACGTCGACCTTAACAATCCGACCATCATCAGGGACACTGGCAACGGGCTGCCCGATGGTGTTCGTGAACGTACCATCTACGGTACGGAGGAAGCCCAATGACTGACCTTAATACGATGCTGCGACAGCAGATGGTAGCCAACCTGACGGCTACACTGGACCAAGCCACGCAAGCTGGCGACATCCAAGCTTCGCGCAAAGCCGCACAGCAACTTGCTGAATTCTCTGTTGCAGCAGCAGCCGCCGCGCCAAAACCTCCCAAGAAACCACCGACCGTTGATGAAATCAAAATAGCGATAGCGAAAAAAGCCGACTGGTTCGGCATCGATCCGCGCCGCTCCGCGCAAATTGTCGAACTTGGCAAGATGATGGACCCGGACCGTTTCGAAAACGCAGACGCCTTTGCCGATGCGCTGCTGAAGGAATATGAAAAAGATTTACGTCATGGTGGTCCCCGTGATCCCGAGGACGAAGACGATAGCGGAAACGAAGAAGAAAGTGACGACGAAACCGGAGAAGATGACGACAACGATGAAGGCAGGACCATGCGCACACAACGCCGCGAAGCACGTCCCGCCCGACGCAATGGTTCTGTACAACCAGAACTGAATGCTGGCAGTCGTTCGACTGGCAACAACATGCGACGCGCATTCGAAACAGGCGATATCAAAAATCTGCCGCGAACGGCTGCCGACAGCATCCGGAAGGCTGCAGACCGGATGGCCAACAAGGCGACCAAGGAACAACGCGCCACGTTCATCCAGAACGCAGTCAAGGCGCATGCTCGCAGCGAACTGATTGCAACAGGCAAGTACGACGCCAGAGACAACAAGTTCAAGTAAAGGACTTAAGAGCATGTTCGATTTCGCCGCTGCCATGAATGGTGCTGGCTTCAGGAATTATGATATCGGCATACCGCCGAACCTCATTCCAACGCCGTTGCCGCCCATTCCCGAGGTACCGGAAATTCCGAACCCTTCGGATGTGCTGTACCCATTCAACCAGCCGCAAAACGTCGAAGGCATCCTGCAGCACATCACCATCGAACGCCCGCTACCGCTGTACATCCCACCGGAACTAAAACACCGGATGATGGAATATCGCATCATCAACAGCCGCCCGAAAGAAATTGCCGACGCGATGCGCCGCTGGTGGCAGCCGGTCGACAAGGCCGAACTGGTGAAGCTGTTCGAAGGCCGGGTATCCGGCAGCGACGAAGAAGGACGCATCATGCGTCCCATCCTGATGGCGCGTGATGCTCGCATCGGTCTAGCCGAAGCCAAGCTGAAGCGTCAAAAGCTGGCCGAACAGAACGCTGCACTGGACCCGAAAAACCGGCAATTCAACAGCAAATACGTCGACCCCAAACTAACCATCAACTCAGGCGATACGTCAGGCAAATTCAGTGGTTTCGGCATGGGACGTATCAGGACATAGCGCCATGGCAAAATCAAAGAAAGTTGCAAAGCCCTCGAAAAAGAAAATGACGGTTGAAGACCACCGCAAAATGGCACGCAACCATGAAGCGATGGCGGATATTCATCGCGCCAATGCGACCCGACATCGCGCCATGGCCATGCTGAAATCACCACCGCCCAAAAAAGGTGATATCGGTATCTACTAGTCGTCTATGACGTTCAAATCAAACATTGCCGTCGTCAGTGCGCCGATGGCTTCCAGATGGTCGACATTGTGCTTCTCGGCACGCAGCCGGAATTTGCTGCCTTCATAGCGGCAAGTCACCAGCACGGCAAAATCTTCATCGGTGCTGCTGCCCTTTTCAAGCTGGTCCGCTACCTGACGCAACCACTCCCATATCTTCATGCGTTCCGGTTTTGGCGAATTTATCAACACGACCGTCATGGCTGCAACCCCGCTAAAGCGTAATCGTTAACTCCAAATGACGTGATAACACCATCCAGCCGGTTTGGCGACCGCTTCAGTTCGCTGCGGATTTTTTCCTTTGGCGTCATGAACAGGCGGCTCAATTCATCGCGGCGGCAACCTGCAACACCCCATTTGTAAACAGCGCATTCTTCCTGCAGCATCTTGTCGTTCGGCATGCTGACATCGCCGCTCAGCCACATGTTGAATTTGAAATGCAGTTCTGCACGCTTGTTGGCAAACTGCACGCCGTTACTGGCACCATGACCGAAGTTGACCGACACCACCCGGTCCGCCTTTTCGCGCATACGCAGCCGCGTGGCGTCGACCAGTCCCTTGCCGAGACCAGTGCCGTCGATGCAAATCACGTCCATGTCGAAACGCTTGTACGCGGCCACCAGCCAGTCAGCCTGCACATTCTGATCCGATGACGTGATAGCGCCCCAGATGCGTTTTCCGATAGCGGTATCTTCCCGGTCGCAGACGAATGTTTCATCCACGCCGTCCCCGGCAGGATCAACTGCAATAATCTTGAGCGCTCCCGCAGTCGGATGTGCCGATGCCACCATGGCCTTCATCACCAGCGATGCCGGGAAGAAATCCAGCGTGCTGTCGGTCGAAAAGCACTCCGCATAAGTTGCCGGAAATTCCTGCCGCGTCAGGCGATGGATGGCGTCGACAGTGCCGCCGTTCATCACAGCCAGATCGTAATTCTGCCGCCAGAACCAGTACATCTGATCAATCGAAAGACCGTGCAATTTAGCGTAATCGGAAAATTCGCGTGGTATCACCCAGTTTGCCGGTGGTGTCATCGCCTATTCCGGCATGATGTACCACGGCAGGAAATGCAGTCGCCAGAGACCGGTATTCTTTTCATTGTACGCCTGTTCGCACATCGAAAAGAACATGCCGGAAGAACCGTTGCCGGTGCTTTCGAACATGATTTCCGTATCCGGCTGGTCCAGCACTGTCTTGAGCAAACCCGATGACAAGTCTTCCGTGTTGTCGAAGAACGCTGCTTCGCTCAAGTGCAACAGGTGCGTATCATCGGACCGGCCAATATCGCCACCCTCTGCACTGGAAACGCGATAGATCGATTGCAGCCGGTCAAAGATCAATTCGCGTGCATTCGATGCGCCAAGGTGCGGCTGCCACGGTTCCGGCAACTCCGCATAGAACAATTTCACTTCGCGATGCAAGTTGGTAGCGCTGTCGTTTCGATGCGCGACCACATGCGCGCGTCTGCCCTTGTTGGTCGCCACTTTGTAAAAATAGCGACTGCCGATATACGTCGACACGCCCATGCGCCGCGCCTTGGGGATCAGCGCACGAATACGACCGAAGGTCTTCAGTTCGTTTTCAAGGCGCGTATGCAGCACGATCTGCGCAGCATTCAGAACGAACGGCTTGCGTTCACCACCTTCGCGCGGCCTGATCTTGATGAACTTTTCGCGATACCGATCAAAGCTTTTCAGGATGGCGCGTATCTGCGCTTCATCCGATAGCGCTATTGGTTGTTGCCACGGATATCTTTGTGCTGGTATTGCCCAAGGGAAGTTCATCCGAACCTTGTATCAAGTGGGACACCTTGCTTTGCGTACATAT